GCATAGCGAGAGCAAATGCTTCTCTATGGATAAGCAAGTTGTGATATTGATTTGGTGTAGCCGCTGTGGTTGGGACGTTGTTCGTGTAGTAAACAGGAACACCGTAAACTTCCCCCCAGAGGTATCGACTCGATGGTCCTTTTCGAACAGGTGTTGCTTGGTCATAATTACCCAAGTAATCAGCCTTCACGAATTTATCAATTTTCATGATTGCTGCTTTTTGTGTTGGATGTATGATGAAGTACCGGTTTTCAAGAGGAACGTCGTTAAGATCAAGTGCCAGTTCAGCAGCAACGTATGTTGCATCTCCTGCATCAATACCGTAACTACCAACATCAGTTGTAGTAAGGTTGGTGTAAAGAGTTAATACATCAGTATCAACCTGTTGAGCAATCGCATAACCGGCCTTTTCTGAGTATTCAGAACGAAGGTCGTAATTTGATTGAACCGCAACGATATCTTCGATTTCAAACGAAGATTCATACCATTTGTTAACGGTAAGAGTTACTGAGGTTTCAGTAACAACCTGTGTTGTAACATCCGCGTTTGCAGATTTTGCGTTTGCTGAAAGATTAGAAATCAAAGGAATCTTAATTGCCTGACCTTTAGCTTGCACCAAAGCGTCATAACGTTTAACAATTCCCGCAGCAACTAACGCGCTTTCTGCAGCACGAAGTGTTTCGGTTGACCAGAGTGTCGGCAAGAAAACTGCCGCTGTCGTGGTTGTAATATTAGCCATTATTTATTCACCTCCTTTTAAAAGAAATTTGATCAAAAGATCAGCAATGTAATAAGAGGTGCCTCTACTATTCAGTCGAAGGTATTCTGGCAATCACGGCGTTAATCTTAGAAAGATTTTTGTCGTACCATTCTCTGCCATCAGGTTGTTTTAACCGCTGTTCAATATATTCCGGAGTCATCGTTTCTTCTTGTACACGAGTTCGTGTAGCTCGAAGAGTTGGCGATAGCCTCGTTGGTGTTGTTGGAGTCTTGGTTCGTGCCTCGAAAAGTTCGTCTTCAAACATCTTTTTATAGACGTCTTCAGGATCATAGCCACGATATTTCGGATTATCAGCAATAAATGTTTCGTATTCCGATCTATCAAAAGCTGGCAAACCATTATTTCCGTTGTATTTACCTTCAAGTCTGTCCAATTCCATTTTGTAGACAACACCTGAAAGACCTTGGTTTACCCCTTTTTCAATTTCCTGTGCAACATAATCTTTAGTTGCTAAACCAAAAGAGTCCAACTTTGAAACAGCATCATTAACTTCCGGGTTAAACGCAGGTTGCGGAGTCATTCGTTGTAAACGCAAACCAGCCATTTCGTTTCTCAATTGTTCAACTTCTGATCTCAATTGAGTTGCTTCATTAGCTCGTTTTGCTAACGTTCTCACACGTTCCTGGGTTGATCCCTTCAGACTGTTAAAAGCTTCCTCTTCAGGACTTGGCTCTAAGGCTCCATTCGGATCACCTTGACCACCCTCGTCTGCTGTTATTATTTGTGGCTGCGAACCATCGGGAGTTTCCAGTATCTCGCCGTTAGGATTTGTGTCCATTACGCTCACCTCACTTTCTCAAACTAACGCGTTTGCTCGGCTATTTAAGGCATAACTGCCATGAGTCTCTGACGTTATGAGACCAAACGACATCTAACAATGATCTTCTGTTGAAAGATCATCAGGATTTACAGTTTTTGAAGAAGATGGACGACCGGCTTCTAAATTAGTTCTATAGCCAGCATCATCGTGAAAACTATCAGCATTTTTTGCTGTTTTGCCTTCAGTGTTTCCACCTTCTTTTACCGTTTTTGGAAGTGTTGCTGGGCCACCATAAACTCCGCCAAATTCTGCTTCTTTTACCGTGTCAAAACCTGCGCCAGATTGTTCAGCATCAAATCCTCCTTGTGGAATTCCTCCACCATATACTTTTGAATCACTCATTTTCGTCGTCACCTCCTGGGGTTTCGAGAGCAAATCGTTCTCGAATGTTTGCTTGTACGTGGTCACCTAGTGATTCATCGACACCCCAACGGTCCATTTTGGGTGCGACAAGACCTGCATTGAGG